ACGCCGCCGGTAGTTGTGCCGTCTCCGATGAATAGCGTAGACGTGTCCGTGCAGAACAACGGCTCTCCAACGACAGGGACGAACGTCCGCTGCGCATCTGTTCCTCGTCTTATCTGTAGTGCCATTGCGTGTCTTCCTTAAATGAATGTGCCGAAATCAATATACTCAGTGGGGACAAGGAACGATCCGAAGTCGAGCACGGCTAACTCGTCAGGATCAGGGAACGTTCCGAAGTCAGTTCCAAGGATTGGCGATGGAGGAACTGGGCAAGCGCCATCGATTGGATTTGGTGCAATGAACTCGAGCGACAGGACTCCACCCTTGTCGCGAACCATGCGCAGTTGCACGATGGCTCCTGCTGGCACTGGCTTAAACTCCCACCCGTCGGCGTTGTTGAGGACGAGCCCGCTGACCGAAATGCCGTACGCGATTGCGTCGGTGTTCCCTGCCTCAAGCAGGTTGAGCGCCTTGCGCATTCCCGGCGTTGCGTCTGACAGGCCTCCATCAGCGGCGTAGGTTGTGACCGAAGCGGAGCGGCGCACTTGTGTCCATGCGTACTGCCATCGAGCAGCGGTCCCGATTTGCGTGGCTGCCCCGATCAGCGCGAGTATGGTGCGCTGGTTGAGTTCTCCGGCGCCATTCATGCCGTCTGAAATGTTGCGCTGCTCTTGGACGTAATCAACAGCGTCGACGATTTCATTCCATGCCGACGGCGTCAGAGCACCTAAGCCCGTGCTGATGGAGCGCTTCAACGGCATTAGACCGTGATTCCCATGCTTGAGAAGTTGTAGGTGTTTTGGAATGGCTGACGCCAAACAACGAGCGAGGCATTGGCAAAGCCGTTTCCGTCTGGCGTGGTGATCTTCTCTCGCCCGTCGAGGTCACGAATGGCAACCTGGCGACAGTGCGCCGTGGCGTCCCACAGGAACTTGTACTGGACTTCGTACTGAGTGATTCCCGTACGGCGAGCAGTTGCTCCGGTAAACAAGACGTAGCCCGCTGCTCCTCCGAGCCAAGCGGCAGTGTTTCTTTTTCCTAGCGCGAGCACGATATTGGTGGCATTGTTGTCGGCTCGGAAGTTGGTGATTGTCAACTCTTGCTGGGGGATGATGGCCGAGACGGCTTGACCACCTTGATCGACTGCCGTGCCTCCGATGTCCGAGTTACCCGGTATGTTGAGGTTTGCCGGTGCTCCTCCGTTGGCTCGCCAGATGTCTACCATCAACGCCGTGCTGTTCATGTCAAGTGCGACGAATGTGGATCCCGTTGTTTCGGAACTGTATTGAACCGTTGCCGAGTAGGCAAATGTACGCGCATCTTCAAGAACACTTAAAGCAACGGAGCTGCATTTCATTACAACACTTGCGCCCGATGTTTTGGTTCCAATTCCGACCTGTGGCAGCTCGCCATAAACTTGCCCAAAAGTCAGCACTTGATCCGAGTACAAAATTATTTCATCCGTGCACGTTGATACGCCCGCAACGTTGTACGACTCGGATGAGCTTCTGACAATTTGCGTGATGGTTGGCGCCATTAACTGAGTGCTCCTGCGAAAGCGCGAGTGTTGATTTCAATACGCTTGAGGATGTCGATTGATTGCGCCTCAAGGCTTGTATCGGTTGACTGCTTTCCACCTTGATACGCGGCGGCCATCATGGTTGCGCTTTCGGCGTTGGTGGTTGCAATGCTTGCGAGATAGGCGTTGGAAACTTCGGCGGCATCGAGCTGCTGCTTGGCAACTGCAATGGTGTTGGTCATGCCTTGCAACTTGAAACTTCCGAGCGCTGTAGCAATGGTGTCAGGTCCGGCGGCTTGCCCGGTCTTGGAGTCTTTCTTCTTGGCGTCAGTGATTTGATCTTGAAGCGCGAGGCCCTTGGCAATTTCGTCTTGCGTTGCGCCGGCAGATCGCAACTTCTCCTCGAGGAGTTGACGCTCTGACATGGTTGCCTTCTTGGCTTGGTCTGCCAACTCTTGCAACATGCTTCCGACTTCTTTGGTGCGGAGGCTTCCGAGCGCGGCGTTGATTTCATCAGTTGTTGCGTGGAGTGCTTCAAGGCGACGGCGCAAGAGTTCAGACTCTGACATCCCCATTTCTTCTGCACCGCGTCTGAGGTCGTCAAGGATCTTGCCGATTTCCTCGCCTTGTTTGGCGACCTTAGCGGATGACTCAATATCACGCTGCATGCTGAGCGCGCCTTCGATTTGCTGCTCAGTTGCGCCGAGGCTACGAAGTTGCGTGGCGAGAAGTTCCTCTGCGCTTTGGTTGACGTTTGCCCATCCCTTGTATATGTCGCTGAGCATCTTGCTCAGGTCGGCAGCGTTCTTCTGGTCGCTCTGTCTGATTTCCATGGCGGCTTGCATTCCCTGCGCTTGCAGGATTTGCTCGTCCGTTGCGCCCAAGCGCTTCATCTGAATGGCGAGGAGTTCCATTTCAGTCTTGCCGAGTTCCTCACTGCGGCGAGCGAGGTCGTCCATTGTCTTGGTTAGCTCTTGCTGCCTTTGGCTGGCTGCTTTCCCATCAACGATCTTCTGCTGCAGGGCGAGCGCTTCAGTGATGACCTTGCCGTCCTTGGTCAACTTCTCCAACTGACTGCGGAGCGCGTCTTGTTCCGATTGACCGATTGCAGCGACGTCGTCGCGAAGCTTGGTCATCAGCGTTTCGAGTTCCTTGCCTTTCTCAAGTTCAGCCTGGTCTACAACCTTGAAGCCTTGTCCGGACGGGGCAGCCGTTGCAGTTGCGCGCTGCTTCTCGAAATCTTCGATCATCTTGGCGAGCGCGCCTTGCCCCGCCATGTTGGCAACGCCAGCGGCAAATGCTTGGCTGAATCGAGTCCCTGCTTCAGTTGCGTCTTCTGATGCGCCTTCGAGCGTCTTGTCACGAATACGCTTCAGCGCATCAATAGATTTCTCAAGCCCTGCCGTTGGAATTTCAACGCCCGGAATCAGGTTGAGAGCCTTGACGATTGAGACAATGACGTCGAGCAGGTTGGCGAATACGTTCAACAGTTTGCCACGGATAAATCCGCTGATGGCTTGCAGGATGTTGTAGACGCCCATCAGATTCAAGACTGTTGGCGTGAGGCCATCGACAACGAACGCGATGGCCTTGGCGAGATCAGTCATGCCTTCATAGAACGCCGAGGCGTTGATGGCAAGCATCTCTTTCAGCGAGTCGGTGATGGACTGAATCATCGGCGCGAACGGCGCGAATGCTTCGGTCATCAGGCGCTCGAACGCGACGCCGAGCGTATCTACGGAGTCTTGCAGGGACGCGAGCGCTTGAACGCTGCCCTCTCGGATGGTGAACGCTGCGGCTTCCTTGTTGAGCTGAGCGAGTTCATCAGCGCTGAGCTTGACCATTCCGGCGAGCCCTGCTCCTCCGCGTCCGAAGATGTCACGCAGCGCCTTGACCTTGTCGGCGTGCGCGGGGATTTCTTGGATCTTGGATATGACGGCTTGGAACGCAGCCGATGGATCCATGTTCCCAAGTTTCTCGAGGTCGAGCCCGAGCTTCTTGAATGCCTCGCCAGACTCTTTGCTTCCACCCGCTGCGGACGCGAGCGCCATTTGCATCTTGGTGAGCGAGTGCTTGATTGCTTCGGGACCGGCACCCGCAGCGGTGCCGATGTATTCCAATTTCTGGAACGCTTCGGCAGAGGTGCCGAGTTCATCAGCGGTCTCCTTCAATCGGTCTCCAAGTTTGGCGGCCTTCAATGTCATCCCGACAATGATGGCTCCGAGCGCGAGCACGGCGGCGCCGGCGGCGGCGGCTCCAAGAACGATGAGCCCCAACGGGTTGGCGAGCAGGGCGAGCCCGTCACCGAACACGGCGGCGAGTTTGGACCCGCTTTGGAATACGTTCATCAGGCCTTGAACGCCACTCATGGCGCGGCTTGCCATTGCACCCATTTCGCCCGGGACGATTGACGCGATGACACCACCGACTCCGGTCGCAACTCCGGCAACACTCTTGCCCCATTGAGCAACGCGACCTTGAGCGTCTGCCAAGGATTTCACCATTGGCTGGACGTCCGCGCCGATCTTCACGAACAGGTTTCCGATGGTTGCCATGGTGGATGTTTACCTTGTGGGCGCGGTGGTAATGGTTTCCAATCTCATACGTCTATTGCGCGCGCGCCAAACATGGCTCGAATTGCGTCGGCGTCTGTTGGATCGACTTCAGGCTTGTCGAGGAATGGCATGAAGTCTTGCGGCTTGTAGGGTTGTGCTCCTCGCTTGCGGTTCTGGTTTGCAAGTATGGACGAGATGATGCCTCCAACCATGTCTAGCCGATAGGCGCCGATGGGTTCGAGCTGGTCGTACGCCATCCACTCCGTCAGTTCCTCGCTGGACATACGCGACAGCAACTCGCCAACGGTCATCCCTAACTGTGCCGCGAGCCGGAAACAGAATCGTCTTCCGGGGCGGCGCTTCAGTTTCCCGCGAGCTCCTCCACGTCGTTGGTTGAAAGCCCCGATAGACGTTGAGCGACAGAGAACAACTTGTCTACAACGGATGCGGGGACAGTGCCAAGCGCGTCGGCTTCTTGATCTTGAAAGAGGCGCTCTCCGACTTCGTTGCAGATAGACCGAACCAACAGACGGGCGCGGATGTTCTCCATGTTGAGAGCGCGCGCCTTGCCTTTGCCCGGCATGCATGAAGCCTCGAAGGAGTCTCGCTCCCTCGCGGACAGGCCGCGGATGTAGATCGGGCTGCTGAGTTCAGCGACCTCAATCCGTTCGATCTGCGTGCTGCCCGCGAGGGCGAGGATGGACTCTTTCGTTGCGTGGCTAGTGGATGTCTTGCTCATCCCTCTATGCTAACCATTTCGGCGCCACTTGCAACTACGAACAGGCGTTGAACGTGACCGCCCCGTCGATACGGAGCGTGAGGCTCCCAGTCAGTTGCGAATCGACAGCGGCTTCTACGCTGAACGATTGCTGGTACGAGTTGAATCCAATCACTTGCGTAGTAGTTGCACCGCACGGCACGGTGATCGACCAAGCCGCTGAGACGTTTTCGGTTGTGATTGGGATGTACGCACTCAGGCCATCGTCGTAGTTGAATTGGATTTCGATGGTGCCCGCGTCAGTAGTTCCCATTAGGAATTTCTTGGCGGTGTCGGCGAGGGAGGTTGTGTCCATCTCTGCACGCGTGATACCGGAGATACTGATTCCGGTGATGTCGGCAATGGTGGTCGCACCCTTTTTGAGGATAGAGCCTTGTGATACGTTTGCTGCCATGTTGGTAGTTCCTTGGTTGGTGGTTTATGCGCAAGCGGCGAAAGCGATGGCTCCATCAATGCGGAGCGTCAGCGAGCCGGTCAGCTGCGAATCGACGGCTGCCTCGACGCTGAAGGATTGCATGAATGCATTGAACGTGATGCCTTGAAACATTGCGACATTTCCAACGGTGTAGCCGCACGGGACAATGATCTTGTAGGCAAGGGAAGTAGTTTCTAACGTTGTACCGTTTGCACCACCCGGGACCATCAAGCTGGTGCCGACTGTCAAGGTGTCGTCGTAGTTGAATTGGACCTCGATGGTTCCTGCATCAGTTGTACCCATCAGATACTTCTTTGCAGTGTCAGCCAGTGAGGTGACGTCGATTTCGGTGCGCGTGATTCCGCTGATACTGATTCCTGTAATGTCACCAATATCAGTCAGTACAGATGAAATGGTCTTCTGTAGTTTTGCGCCCTGTGATACGTTTGCTGCCATGTTGGTAGTTCCTTAGTTGATGGTTTGAAAGTTAGCCCGGAATGCAACTGGCGAAAGCGATTGGCCCGTCAATGCGGAGCGTGAGGCTTCCGGTCAACTGCGAATCAACGGCGGCTTCGACGCTGAACGATTGCTGGAATGCGCTGAAGTTGATGCCCTGCGACTGCGCTACATTTGAGGCGTTGTATCCGCACGGCACTCGAATTTGATAGACCACAGAAACGGTTTCGAGTGTTGTTCCGTTTGCTCCACCCGGAACCATTGAAAGCGTGCCGACTGTCAGGGTGTCGTCGTAGTTGAATTGGATTTCAATGGTGCCCGCATCAGTAGTTCCCATTAGATACTTCTTAGCGGTGTCAGCTAGTGAGGTGACGTCGATCTCGGTGCGCGTGATACCGGCAATGCTGATCCCGGTAATGTCACCGAGGTCGGTCAATGTGCCAGATACGGTCTTCTTGAGAACGGCGCCCTGCGATACGTTTGCTGCCATGGTGGTGGTCCTTACAGAGTGACATGCATGCAGCGGATGGTGAGCATGGCGGCGTACACGCCTTGGCTTTCACCGGCTGCTGGTTCGAAGTACGCCGTCTCAAACGAGTCGAGGTTGACGCCGGCAAATGTCACTCCGGCATTTAACCCGGAGTAGCCATCGAAAGCAACGGCACAGGCGTTGATGATGTTGCGAACAGCGAGGCGCGTGGTGCCGTAGGCGGTGATATCAACGTCTGTACGGGTCAGGCTGGCGTGCGCCCCTTGAAGCGTCTTGATGGGCATGCCTCCACCAATTCGGTAGGTGATGGCTGGGAGCGGGGCGTCTTTATTGCGGCGGTCCGGAGTGATGCGAACAGCAGGAACGAGCGCCGTGATTTCGGCGACTGTGCTCAGCCGATTGAATATCCCCGACTCGATGACGCTTGCGGGCATTAGACGATGGCCTCCATCTTGGCTGCGAATTCCTTCTTGCCGACGCCCGGATTGCGGACGAGTTCTTGCATGGCGCTTTGGAATAGGCGACGTGCGCGCGGCGAGATACGTTCGAATGCGCTGGTCATGAACTCAGAGCCTTCAATTTCGACGGGCTGCTTTCGCTTCCTTCCATAGAACGCGACCTTCAGCGTGAAGCCGAACTCGATGATGTGAGCGAGCGAGGCCTTGTTGCCCAACTTGTTCTGTCCCTTGGCTCGCTTGGGGTATCGAACGGCAACGCTGCCATACACGCCCTTCTTCAACTTAATGCCGACCTTCACCTTGATGGCGCGGGCGATGTCGTCACGGATTGAGCCGTCGCCTTTGCTTTCGCTGGTTTCGAGCCCCGAGTTCACTGGGATGTTGTGGACGAGTGCCTTGGCTTCCTTTGCGACTGCTGTCAGCGCGGGTCGAATGGCGCGCCTGTAGAGGTTGGTTTGAGCACGCCCAGGCAAAGCGTTCAGCGCGGAGATGAGTTCATCAACACCCTCAACGCCTTTCATCTGCACGCGAATACTGCCGAGGTCGAGCTTGAGCCCCTTGCGATATGCGTCCACTGTCTTAGCAGCGAACTTGCTCACAGGACAACTTCCTTGGCGAATATTTCGTTGTAGTGGTTTAGGTTGTTGGGGTCGGTGATAGAGACAACGTCGAACACTCGCGAGGAGTCTTTGGTGTTAACTGCCAAGCGGCAGGAGGTGTCGATTGTTGAACCGGCACGGACAAAGATCTTGTGGCTCACGACTGACTGCTGACCTCCGGCAAATGGTCCCTCATTGCCTTGCAATGTTTGAATGTCGCAGCGAACGGTATCGGTTCCGGTGAATGTCACAAGCGGCTGCCCGGTTGCATCTTGACCGGCTGCGGGTCGCTTCACAGTTGCGATGAATTGGAGCCGAGCGGCTTGCAGACTGCGAGGAATCATACGACCCACCTTGTCCTGACGAATGTCTTGCAGAGGGTATCGACAGCGTGCGGAACTTCACGCAGATTCTCAGGGCTTGCGGTCTCTCTTGCGTTGTCAAACCAATGACCAAACACCAAGAGCATTGCTTGCTTCAATGCTTGCGGAACGGCGGCGGCATTGGCATAGCCCGCGATGTATTCGACTTCAACCGACCAAACGCCTTCCATGTTGTAGACGGTTGGCCATGCATTTGCAGATCGGTTGAGAGCGATACGGCAGGGACTTTGATCGGCGTTCAGCGCGTAGAGCGCGTTGCTCATTGTCTGCTGCGTTCCGGCTCCGTCGATGTATCGAATGGCGGTAACGCTTACCACTGGAAATCCGGGAACCATCAACGTGTTTCCTGATGGGAAGCGATCGAGGCGCAGCCGATAGGAGCGCTGCATCAGCGGTCCCTTGATGAGAGCCTCGATATATTCACGTGCCGCCAGTAGTTGCGAAGTGATGACAGCATCATCTGTATTCCCGTCAATACGGGAGTGCAGCTTCGCCTCGGCAACGGTGACGGGCTCCGCTGCTGGCGCACTGATCTGCGCATTCGACAGGTAACTGGCTCCGTCTATCAGAAGCATGTTTATTCCTTCACGGCGCGTGAGGTGACTGTCTTGGTGGTGCGCTCACGCTTGCCTTCTTCGACTTCGGCGATGGCGATCTCTGCATCAATCAAACGCTGGGCGATGTCATCGGGGAAGTCGACGACGTCTCCGGCGTTGTAACTGTTGACGGCTCCGGCGAGCCCTTGAATGATTCGAACTTTCATGCGGTTGTCCTTATGCAAGAGGGGCGAGGCCCGGGCGGACCTCGCCCCTCTTGGCGAGAAGATGATGCAGTGACTTAACCCGACGTACCCATGCGCAAGTATCGGAACGCGTCGTACACAGACGCGCCGGCGTCGAGGCGACTGACTGCCTGGAAGCCGATTTGTCCGTTGCCGGCGTAGAGCTCGCGCAACACCTTGACACTCATACCCGAACGCGTGCCGATGTGGTAGCGCGAGAAGTCACCGATCACGGCGACGCGTGCACTTACCGCAATGGCGGGCGCGTACTGAGTTGCGTAGATCGGGATACCCGCGAGACGATCAGGCTCGCCGAGCACGAACGACGGCTGCCACAAGTAGGAGAGGAACGTATTGCTTCCGGGACTTGCGAGCTTGCGAATTGCGCCGAGCGTTGCATCACTTGTGATGATGGCAACGGTTGGCGAGTTTCGGTATTGACGCGGCAGCGAGTAAACGAAATCGATCAGTTCGTTGGCGGTGAAAGCCGATGCGAGCGCAGCGGTTTTGCCGTCAGAGATACCCGAGCTGGTGTAGGTGAAGATGCCGACTGGCTTGTTGTTGGCGGCGGTACCCGTGCAGAATGCTTCTTCTTCTGCAAGAGCGAAGGCGCGCGCGAACTGGTCCGCGAGGATTGACTCAACCGAGAAGCCCGGCCCACGTGCTGGCGCGTCCTCAATCAGTTCGATACTTGCCTTGGTGATTGCTGCAAGACGGCGAGGCGTCAGAATCAACTGTCCGAACTGCGGGGTAGTTTCGGTGATTGATGCAGCTTCAGCGCCCCAAGCAGCGGTAGCGATCGATGACTCGATTGCGATGTTGGTCTTGAACGCACCGAGGTTCATGACGTTTGCAACCTGGCGGAAGATCACTTGCTGCTCAAGCACCTTGATGAGCTTGTTATAGAAGTCTTGGCTCGGCAGGTAACCACCATCTGCAGGTGTTCCCTCATTGAGCGCACGACGTTCCATGTCGGACATGTTGCGCGGGTTCTTGAGATACGACGAGAACGCGTCGCGGTATTCCTCTGAATCGACGCCCTGCTTGACTGCGTTGGTTGCAGTGGTGCGGGTGTAAACGGACGGAGTGCTGTCGCGGTGTTCGATGCTCATACGGGTCAGGGTCGCATTCTTGTCGCGCAGTGCGCGGAGTTGGTCGTACTTCTTCTGCATGCGGGCGAGTTCTTCCTCTTCCTCGGAATCCATTTCGCCGGCAGCGTTGGCCTTCTGAATCATGGCGCGCATGCGCTCGTAGAGCTTGCCCATTTCGTCGACGAGACCACGGTACTGATCTCCTCCTTCAGTGGGCAGAGCAGGGACGGGAGTTTCTGGCTTGTTCGAATCCATGTAGTTTCCTTGTGATGGTTGTGGTTGAGAGTTACAGTAAAAGCGCGGTAGCGGCAGTGACGTCCGCTAGGCACGTGTCGTAGCGACGGACGGCTTGGAAAAGCACTTCGTTCGTCCCTGCTCCGAGTTCATCAAGCCGACGCAGCGCAACCGGTGGACCCGATTCAGCGATGACTACGGCAGAAGGGTCAATCACCATTCCAGGTCTAGTTCCGGCGGTAAGCCCGGCAGTAACTAGCATCTGAGGCTCGGCATAGAGCGGACGGCCAAACAGGCTCATACACGTATGGTGATTGCCATCAGCATCGGTCGAGGTTGCATTTGAATAGAAGAACGCATCGACGGTCGCGTTGAATATCCCCAACATGCGTGGATGCATCATCCAAATGGCTCGAGCAAATCGACCGCTGGAAAGCGTTTCAAGAACGAGCGAGAGTTTTGTAGAAGTAATACTTCCGGCGACTGTTCCCAATGCGGCTGACGATCGGAGGCATGCGGCTAGCTGCGGGATGATGCCCATGATTCGATCTGTGGTGACGTCTGTAGTTCCATTGCCTCGAATCAGATCAGTCATTTCTCTTTCGACAAATGCTTGTGCAGCCATGTTGCCGAGAAGTTTTTCGAGCGCGACGCCGTTGTTTTCGCTTGTGTCTTCAAGCAATTCACGGCTCACACGAATATAAACGTATCGAGGCTTTGGATACAGGATGTTGACTGTTGGCGGCGGATCGACGCTTGAGCGCGATGGCAATCCAAACTTTGGCGTAGCGCTATATTCAGTCATAGCGATGCCGCCATCTCCACCGGTTCCAGTGACGTCGCTACGAACTTGAATAGTTGCGTCGATGTCTGTAGCAACTACTGGAACCGTCAAGCTGTATCCGCAGTCTTTGAACACGCGAGCGCCGCCGGCGCGGAACGGATTCAATGAACGAATGCGATAGACGCACTCGCTGGAGAACTTGGACGGCGCGAGGTAGAAGCCTTGCGCGATGTTGGCGTTGCCGCCAGTGCCTTGCGACTGCTCGCCGAGCGCACGCAGTTCCGCGTGGCCCATGCGAGCCTCACCATGGACAAGGTGCTTACGCGCGAGGTGGTCGACGTCCTCGGCGGTCAGACCCTTCGGGAGATTCATATCAGCTTCATCGAGCATGTGGGGAGCCTATGGTTAGGACTTGTGCAGGTCAAGCCTCGGGCAGCATCAGGAAGGTCCGGCGCTTTGGAGATTGCGCCCGGTGCCAAGCCTCGAAACTGCGGATGTCGACTTGTACGGAGGTTGCTGGGTTGGCAGGGAAGGACACGATGGATACTTCATGCAGGTCGACGTCTTCAATGATTCGGGTGACTTTGCCGTCTCGCTTCTCAAACCGATCAGCGCGGACGTTAAACCCGAAACTCATGGCATTCACAACGCCAGACCGGACGGCTTCCATCAGGTCGGCGGCGTATGTGGTGGAGATTGGATTGATTTCCACGGCGAGCCCGCGCTTGTCCTCAATCAGTCGCATCGAGCCCGTAGTCGTCCGAGCGAGCGGCTTGCTGCTGTCATGGTTGACGAGGGCGAGGATGTCAGGCTGCTCGCTGAGGGTGCGCGTAAACGCCTTGGCGGCGATGACCTCATTGAAGCGACCCATGTCGTACGGCTCGTCAAACGTGGAGGCGTAGCCGCGGAGAATGCCCTTGGTTTCGCATTCACGGCATTCGATGGCGTTGGTCTTGGTTCTGATTTCTAGCGGCATGGCGCGTCCTTCTTTCTTGTCGAGCCGAGTGGTAATCGTTTCCACGAATGACTGGCCGGGGTCTCCACCCCATAGTGCCCAAGCAATTCGACCCGCCGACGGGAATCCCGGTTCTCCGGGACTGAAGCCTTGTCCCTTCTTGTCTACCTCATGGCGCGCGAAATACGACGACATTCGGCGAATGGTTTCTTCGGGCAGGAGCTTCCCGTTGGAGATGTCGCGAGCGCGAGCGACGCCGACCTCGGTGCCGCCGCGATTGAACTCACGGCGCCACTCGAGCCCGCGCTTGGCTTCGGCGATCATCCCGGCGGTTGGCTTGTATCCGTCACTCGGCACTGCTGGGGTCTTCCTCTTTGATCTGCTTCATGACAATCTTGACGGCCTCTTCTGCATCAACGCCGTCAATGATGAGGCGAGCGACTTGATCGAATCCGAGGTTCATACCTACATGGTCGAGCACGGATTGCTCTGCCCCTGGTTGATTCTCTAAAGTCATCCAAGGCTCATCGTCTTCAGGTCGCGGCTGTGGTATTGGCTGTGCCATTAGTGATTTGTATCCAAGTGTTCAAGGTCAACAACGAGCACGGCTCCAACGCCAGTTTGATATCGCCACTCTTTAGTTTTGACCTTGAAGCGTGAGCCTCGCGGTAACAAGACTTCTTCCTCAGGTCTATGCATGCTCCATCCTTTGATGGAAACACCCGAACGCGTACTGATACGCATTTGAACAGCGCCGCCTCCAAAGCTCTTGACGACGTCTTTTCTTGTGCTTGTGCTCATGAATCCGTGATCGATGAAGGTGTCGCCGACTCCAAGCTTGTCAAGTTCGATTCTTGTTTTTGATCCGGCTCCACGATAGACAACTGATGGAGGTGGTTCTCTTTGATCGCAACGAGTTACGGCATCGAGCGCGCCAACCATGGCTGCTAGCTTTGAATCCAATTTCGCAATTTGATTCAAGTTTTCATGCGCTTCGATTTGATTCTCTCGCAGTGCTGCATTGAGATGACCGGCTCCACTTCCGGAATAGTGATGCACTGCCTCTCTTACTAGCGGAACTTTGTCGACGAGTTGCGCTTGCATGCCGGATACTTTGGGCGTTGCTGTATCTCCTCCCCAATCAGGGTCAAGACCGACTGGCAACATTCCTGCAGGAGCGACTCCGGGCGTGGCGCTTGGCTTGGCTTTGGTCTTGTCGGGCTGGTCTGCCGGGTCGTCGGGACCCTTTGCCTTTGGTGTCTTTGGTGCTGGCGCTGGCTTGGATCCGCTTTGCTTTGGTGGCGCTGTTGGCGTTGCTTCGATCGGTGCCTTGTTTGATTGCGAGCCGGACTCGGCTGGCTTAATCAATCCCGATGCGATGGCTTTGTCTTTGGCGTAGATGCCCGGATCGTTTTTCAACGATTTGGCTTTGACCGTATTCTCTTCTGATTCCGGATTGATGCCGTACTTAGAGAAGTCTTTGAATAGTGCAGCTTGAGGAGTTTCGAGCATGTAGTCGGTTGCTGCAACTTGCGCATCCTTTTTCGACATGCCTTCTTCGTTTTCGTACTTTGCCGCGAGGCACGAATGGAGCTTGGCCTCTCCGGCTGTTGTTACGGCAGTGACATAGCCGAATGGCTTTTTCTCCATCCACTTTCCGGGAGCCTTGGCATCCTTCTTTCCTCCACCGTCCTTGCCGTCTTCTGCTCCACCGCCGCCGCCTTGACAAGCGTTGCCCGGCTGAAATCCACCGGCGCCAGTTCCGCAGTCGCGCTCCTCATCAGTTTCCTCGACGTAGTCCATGATGATGGTCGTAGCGTCGCCTTTGGATCGAGCGCCGTTCTCTTTAGCCCAACGCTCCATGTAGTCGAGGCGCGCGGAGATGGTCTCACGCAGTTCCTTGGGAGCAGCTCGAACGATTGAGGAGCGACGCCGACCGAGGTCTCGAATCTGCGCGGCGATTTGGTTGTTGTTGAGTTTCCCGAAGATGCGCCGACCTTGGTCGCTTGTGCGCATGCTTTCAAGTTCGCCGACCTTGGGACCAAATACCTTTGGACCACCTTGCGCGCGGAAGGTGAGCGAGCCGCCGTTGTCCACTCGCTGCGGTGGACCTCCGTCCTTGGGGACGAGCACGTTGTCGCCGTTCATTCCAACGACGTCCCAATTTGCCATCAACGCATCGGCTGCAAAGTGCTCACGCAGTTGGCTTGCTGCTGCTTCAAACTTTGCGCCCGACAGGTTGCCGATGGGCGTACCTTCGACGTACTTCGTGATCTGCTTTGGCGCTGATGAATCACTCTCATCGAGTGAGTGCGCAGGGACAGGAACGCCCGCGGCGGCGTAGATGTCGTTGGCGGCGGCTTCGCTGCGGATGTGTTCCGGCGAATTACCTTCCTTCACGACGTACTGGTTTCCGTCCTTGTCCTTGGCGAGCATTGCTCCGGTGGAGCCTCCAAGGTTGCCGACCGTGGTGAGGTCAGCCGCCGCCGGCATCCCTGCATCAGAGCCTTCGCTGATGTCATCGCCGGCGGTGCCGCCCTTGCCGCATTCGTTTCCGGGCTGAAAGCCGCCGGCTCCGCTTCCACAATCCCGCCGGCTAGGTTCGCCGGCAGAGGCGGGATCTGTCGGCGAGGGGTTTGCCGGTGTTGGCGCCGGCGCGGGCGTAGTCGGATCAGGTGGGCTCGGAGCCGTTGGGGTGGGTTCAGACCCGCCCGGAGGGGGCGGCGCTGCCTTGGGCTTCCTAGCGGCATCAGCAAGAGGACTGATGATCTTGGCAATGTCAGCGTCCCCAATCAACGGGAACGCTGCGGCGATTATCCCGCTTGCGGCTTCGGCAGGGATTTCTCCCTTGGCAACCATGGCGGCGAGGGCGGACATGGCTTGCAGTTGTCCGACGCCCGAGGCTTGGGCTTCGGCGCTGGTTGGCGCGTCTGATTCTTTGGTAGTGGTTGGAAGCGGTCCGAGTTGGAGCGGGACGCGCAGGTTCTCACCACCGAGCACGGGGCCCATTCCTTCACGCGAGCGGACCTCGTTGATGGACAGGAACCCATGCTGAAGCGCTGTGGCGTAGGCGTTGAATCGCCCGCCGAGATCTCCGCGAGTGAGAGCATCAAAGGAGATCGACGTACGAACAGGCTCACCCGGGCGGATGAGTTTCCTGATGGTCTCTTCTTCGAGTCTGCTTACCCAAGTGCCGAGCGTGTGCTTGGTGAATTCGAGATCGGCTTGCTCGGCGCTGGAGTAGGACTGCTTACTCGAATCGCCGACCATGTGCGGCGGCACTCC